CATCATTTTCGATTGAATTTTTGTATTCTTTTGAGTGTTGCACTATGCACGCACTGTTAATCTCGCACAATAACAAGCGCCAAAACAAGTGAAATTTTGTATGAATGCACAAGGCAGGAAATGTTGCATAGATATGTTACATAAAGATGCACAATCACTATGTAACGTTTAACGGCATGATTTGATACATTCGTCGAATTGCACAAATGGTGCGCTCTAAGTGCGTCACTTTTCTATACTCTCCGCTCTTGACCTGATGTATAATGGAGTTGGGCGATCATGCCCGCGTACAAGAGAGGAGAATAGAAAGCATGGTATCGAAGGACAACATCCGATTAAACATCACCCTGCCCCGTGACCTGATCAGCAGCCTGGACGCTGCAGCTGCATACTGGGGTCAGAGCAGATCAGATTATATTATCGATCTGATCCGCTATGATGTGGAACGCGGCGCAACTGCACACGCGCGGGAGCATGCGATCCAGGAGCAGGCCGCTCGTGTTTATGGTAAACTGATCTTTGCGGAGGCATCCGTACCGGACAAGGGAGGTAAACAGAATGGAGCTGATTGAAAGCGGCAAAAAGGTTATAGAGCATCTGGAGCAGATGCCATCCGCACAGGCAGACTCAAAAGAATTGAGTTACACTCATAAAGCACTCGATACAATCAGCAGACAGGTGGCGATTGATGCGTTAAATGAATATTTTGCAAGAATAGGAAAATTGAAAAGGAGAGGGCTGACCAAAGGAGAAAAAGCAATCAGCTTAGATACGGTTGGAATAATCAAGACTTTGCCCTCCGCACAGCCAGAACGATTTATGGCATTTGCATCCGCACCGGACAAGGACAACGCCAATGAGGGGAGATAATACTATGTTTTGGTTGGTTATCTGGAGGCACAAGTGCTATCGTGTGCGGCATTGGGGATATGTTAAGGCCGACAGCGCAAATGAGGCTTTTGACATTGCAGCCGCCATGTTGCAGAATGAATGCCAGATTACAGCAGTATATAAAGCAGGCGAACCGACACCACAAAGCCTTTGTTTGAACTTTACGCCGCCGGAATATACGCTGTTTGGTTGATAACGGGCGCAAGTCAATGATTTGTAGTCATATAGCAACTGTTAACCAGTAGGCCGGGCCGGGGCGGGATATCCCGGCAGAGAGGTAAAAAATGCTTACACCACACACAGCAGTTATTAAAAATAAGTTAGATGATGTTATCCTGGAAATGGTTGAAATCAGAATTGAGCATGATTTTTTCATCGATTCTCGACATCAAATGATGTTAATGAAGATCATGGAAACATATGCGAACGAGTCAATCGTTTACGATGATCTTGCCTGCTATATCTACTTTGAGAAGTCGATCAAGGATCTGATAGGCAACCCGCAGCCCAACTTGATTATAGAGTCGGACGTAGTATCAACGGGAGGATCCAGATACATTAATTTTTATATCGGCAAGACTCCGCTCCGCTCTTATAAACTCCAGGGAGGTTTGAAACGTGTTAGATAACATCGATATCCAATATGAAGAATTTGAATGCAGAGTGCATATAGTCCTTTATCCAGAGTTTTTTCCCTGCAATAAGAAATCCTACCGGATGATCCGCAATCTTTTAAAGCATTTGCCTCCGGTTGTTGCAAAGGATAAGGCTGCACTTGTGGCGCTGCATATTGATGACTTGCAGAAGAATGCACAGAATCAATGTGGTGTGTTAAAAGATATCATGATGGAAAAAGTGGATCGCCAGTGGAAATATTATAATGAATTTCTGCTGCCTTTTCTGAATTACAATGGAGGATGTTATGCCACAACGAAAAATCTATGATATGTCAAAAAATGCAGCGGGTCAATCGATTGGCTGGCTGCGCAGGCAATACCGGCTTGCACTGAAAGCTGCAAATGATCGCATTAAAACCACCATGAGGAATCCGGAGCTGCGCGAGCACGCGCAGGCGTATAACCACATTGTGCAGTCGGATCTTGCGGGGAAAAAGTATATATCCGAAAAGAACGGCATCTCCCGCTTTGCGGGCCTGGGCCGAAAATCAAGCCGCGCTGAGGTCCTGGAGGCACTTAAGGCAGCGGAGCGCTTTTTAGGCTCCAGGACATCCACTGCAGGCGGGATCCGGGAGCTGATGGAGGAGCGCCGAAAAAACTTAAACGATTATCTGCAGGACGATTGGGCCAACCGTGGCGGGGAAGGCCCTGCCCCGGAGCTGACGAAACAGGAGGCTGATAATGTGTTGCGGTGGCTCGGATCCGCAGAAGGGCAGTCAGCGCGGCGCGAGTTTGATTCACATCAGGTGCGGGAGGCAATCGCAAAGAGAGTGATCAGTAACCGGATCGCGGGTGTAAAGCAGTCGATCAGTCAGATCTACAATGAATTTTTGCAATCCGAACAGACATGGGCCGATTATATATCGGCCTCTGAAAACATTTTAGCGTCATCAATGAGGGGATTCTAAACATGTATAAATTATCCAGGCCGGCATCTGTACCAAAGGAAAGATTATCAGAAATCGTAGTTTATGAGTATGCCGACCTGGAGAAGCTGCACTATATCGTGCAGTATGGTTATGCGAACAACGATCTGATCAAGCGCAAGGGGAAACCGGATCTGATCAACGATCTTATCACAATTGATATTGAATGCACCACGATCAGAGCAGGACAGCTCTGGAACGAATCAGAATATCCGTTAGCATTTCCTTATACTTATCAGATATATATTTTTGGTTCCTGCTGGATCCTGCGTTATGACAGCGAATTTCTGGATTTTATTAATGCTCTGGAGCAATATCTTACTGATCTGGGCGTAGCTCTTGTATGTTATGTCCATAACCTGTCTTATGAATGGCAGTTTTTTAAATCGCGGATACCGATTGATTTTGACAAGGTATTCGCGTTACAGTCCCGTCGCATCGGCAAGTTTGAAACGGAGCGCCACTGTCTGGAGTTCCGCTGCAGCTATCTCTTATCTAATATGAGTTTGGAAAAGTTTACAGAAAACTACTGCACAGCAGAATACCGGAAAGATAAAGATCTGATTGATTATGAGATCGTCCGATATCCATGGACGGTCCTGGAGCCCGAAACACTGTACTATTCTGCAATGGATGTGATCACTCTATACCATGCGATCAAAGAGATCATGCGGCGTGAAGATGATACGATCCGCTCTATCCCGCTGACCAATACAGGGTATGTCCGGAGGAGCTGCAGAACGGCATGCCTGGGTGATAATACCAGTAACTATAAATCAGAAAACGCGAAGAAAACCTATGGAACATTTAAGCGATACCGGGCAATGATCGAAAAATGCATGCCTACCTATGATCAATATCAATGCCTTACAGATGCATTCCGCGGCGGGAATACACACGCAAACCGCATGCAGGCCGGTCAGATTATCCAGGACGTATCTTCATATGATTTCGCATCAAGCTATCCTGCTGCAATTGTGGCCTACGATGGCTTTCCTATGGGAAAACTTATGGACTGCACAAAGTCGCTGAAAACTCCGGACGATATTACCAGATATTGCAAACGCTACTGGGTAGTCATCCGGGCCGTTTTTAAGGACCTGAAGCTGCGGGATCCCGCACATACCACCTGTCCATATATCCCGCTTGCAAAGATCCGCAGGGAATGGGGTTATGATCAGGAAGGGCAATTCAGGCCAAAACCGGGCCGTGCTGATAATGGCAGGCTGATCGAGCAGGATGGTTATGTAGAATTTACGTTTTTGTCCTGTGAGTGGGACATAATCCGTAGGCAGTACACCGGACAGATCATGGTAAAAGAGGCATACTATACGATAATGGGCTACTTGCCCGACGCGCTGCGGAATCAGTGTTATGAGTGGTATAAAGCTAAAACGGAATTAAAAAATATTGTCGGATCGGAATACGAATACATGAAATCGAAAAACCGCGTCAACTCGATATATGGTATGATGGTCGAAAAAGTGGTAAAACCGATCGTGCGCGTGGATCAGCACGGGCAGATCACGGAGGAAAAGCCAAGCAGGGAACAGGCCCAGGAGCAGCTTGACGAATATATAAAGCCCAGGAGCCGAAAATTTTTGCTATATCAATGGGGAGTTACGATCACTGCGATCTGCAGGGTACGGCATATGGAGATCATTAATATTTTTGGCGATGATTTTATATATGGAGATACAGACTCGGTAAAAGTCACAAATGCGGAAAAGTATGCCGCAGAGGTGCAGCGATATAATGATATCTGGATCACATACGCTTCACAGGGCAGCGTGCCGATCACGGCTTATACAAAAGATAATGAGCTGCAGCAGCTCGGTTTTCTGGACGCAGAAACGGGAGCGCATGCCAAGCGATTTGCTACGCTCGGCGCGAAAAAATACGCGTATGAGGATGACCGGGACCGGCTGCACATTACAATTGCAGGCGTACCCAAAAAACAGGGTGCTGCTATGCTCGGATGCCTGGAGAACTTTAAGCCCGGTTATAAATTTACGGTCGGAGATCAGGCCCCGCTGCAGGACCGGCAGCAGTGGAAAAAGATGTTAACCTATCGGGATGACCTGGATGAAATCGTTAAGATTGACGGACATGAGCTGCATTTACGATCATGCATAGCGATCGAAAGAACAGAATATACACTGGATATCACGGACGATTATGCTGCGCTGATCCACTACGATGATAATATTTTTACGGAGGATCCGGAAGTATGGGAATAAAGAAAAAAGGAAAGATCAGCGAACCGGAGCTGCATGCAGCCGCGTTCCCGGTCAAGGGACGGGGACCGCCGGTCCGTATTACCGGTTGACATCCGGAGGTCTAACACGGGACCATGCAGGGGTAAGCATCACTATCCTTTTGATATATCATATTCGCAATTGCAAGAAAAATCAAGTTATGTTATGATGTACTTATCACAAAAACATTATTGTTCGCAGTTATCCACACAATCAACACAGTTATCCACACAGGAGGTGCATGTAATGTCAGCAGTATTTAAAAAATCCAATCTCACAAACAGACGCGATATCCTGAGAATCACCACGCGCGATGATGCAATCTCAATGAAAGAAGTAGAAAACGGATCCGAAATCGCAGTAACGGCCTATGTTATTCAGGAGGTAACGCGTGATCGCGGAGATCAGGCAGACGGTGAAGTCTTTAATTCGATTATGGTCCTGGATGACAAGGGCGATGTCTATGCTACGCGCTCTGATACTTTTATAGAAAAACTGCAGGAAATCATGGATGAACTCCAGGAGGCCGGCGAAGATATGTCCGACCTGACCGGAAATCCCCTCGTCATCCGGATTACCAAGCAGAGATCGACGAAAGGCAATCAGTTCGTGAGCTGCAGCCTTGCATAATTTTTGTAACTGTTAACCAAGGGAAAATACAAGCCAAGCCGCACACGGAAAAATCTAAACTAAGAGGCCCAACACAGGGCCTCTTTTTTATGATCCGGAAATAAAGTGGAGCGCAGCAGCTTTGCACTTTAAATTCTTAAATTTCACGCAGTTCCTTCTATAATTTTCCTTCAACAATTTCCGGAACGACGATAACGGATTATAAATCGCGTCCTCGGTGATGTCTGCCTCCGTCGCTGCATGCTGCAGCCGAAACTGCGGATCGGGAGTGTTTGAGACATAGTAAAAGCATCCCTCATAATTATAGCGCACACTGTAGGCCGTTCCCGCGTAACGGATCGTAAACATATAGCGCCCACGGTCGCACACGCTCTGATCGATCATATCATAGTTTGTGTTTATGTAGCGCATCTCCTCGGACGCTGCAGTGTATGCTGCATCTTTGAAGGCACGATGAAACGCGTTTTCTTTATGTTTCCGTGCCGATGTTTCATTAAATGACTGCTCGATCACAAACCCGTCCCCGCGTACAAAATGGGAGGAGAGCTGCATGTTGTCCACAACTCCCAGCGCATCAAAGTACGGGTTAAAAATATTGATCAGATTACCGACCAGAATGCATTGTACATACCGTGACATCTGATTAACTCCCCTGGCGATACTGTCATGAATCGACATAAAGAGATCGATCTCGTTTTTTAAATATTTATCGTTTTCCGGGAAAACCTCATCCATTAGAATCACATCGACATCAGATAAAAGGTGCGAATATGTTTTCAGGCTGTTTGCTGCAGGCAGGGCCGTAGCATAACCGCACTCCACTTTCTTTTCCCCGTCCGAAATATAAAGCCGGTCAAAAACACCTTTTACGCCTGTCTCCTGTGAGAGTGTGAGGCCCTGGAAGTACAGCACGCCAATATTCTTAAAAAATCCGTCCGCTGCTGCCTGGTATTGATATTTATATCGGTAGAGCAGCAGAAACTTTTTTCGCTTTTTCAGAAAGTTGTGCAGCAACATACCGTTGAAAAATGTAGTTTTTCCTGCGGACCGGTTAGATACGGAAAAATAAAGCGCCGGTTTGGATCCGGATATATCTGTTTTACTGAGCAGCGGATAACCGTTGTAAAAATCCTGGGATATTACGAACTTATCATATTTATCGAACATATTTTTTAATCCTCACATATTGATTTTTATCTGAAAATATTATATTGTAAAAATGCAGATAACTCAATAGGGAGGTGATCACATGGACCTGACAGCAATCGGACAGCTTATTACATCGATGGGATTTCCGATAGTGGCATGCCTGCTGATGGGATACTATATCAAGACGCAGACAGATCATTACCGGGAGGACATCACGCAGTTAAACGCGCAGCACCGGGAAGAGATGAGCAGTATCACAGAGGCGTTAAATAACAACACCCTGGCGCTGCAGAAAGTCTCGGATGCTCTGATTATGAGAGGTAAAATTGATGATCTCGGGAATGATGATCACCGTTGATGAAACGGTTGCGGTTGCTCTGGAAGTGATTGCGGACAAATACGGAGTGGATCCGGAACGCAGGGAGAAATTAAAAGCAGCCGGTTATGATGCGGACAAAGTGCAGCGCTGTGTAAATGATATCATCGCCCTGTGCAACAAATATACTTAAGTAGGGTTTAAGTTATGGCTATATCAGCTTATCCAATCGCGGCGGCAGCAGGATGCTTTAAGCGAGAATCAGGTGTTAATCCGGGTATATGGGAGTCTCTGATTGTACCATCTGATACATTTTATCATGTGTATCAGTATGATCATATTGGCGGTTATGGTTTTGGTCAGTTTACAAACGTCATGAATCAGGCAACGGGTGAAGTCTCCTGGCGATGCAGGGATTATTATTTGTGGTGCGTAGCAAATGGACACGCGCCAGAGGATGGCAACGCGCAGCTCTATTACATTATTAATGTAGAAAATGCATGGATCACTGGGAACCCGTCGCGTCTGGGTCTTGCTACACAGGCAGATTTCTGGAATACGACGAGTACAAATCTGGATGATCTGGTATATGACTGGCTGTCACGATGGGAAGGTGTACCAGGGGATGCTCTGCAGGAGCGCCAGGAGGCAGCACGATTATTTTATAATCATATCTATCAGCATCAGAATGATGATCCGGATGATTATCAGTGGATCACGGGAAACTTTTACACAAGTCAGGAGCAAATGCTCAATAATGTAATGTGCATGTACTTTTACCTGAACGGATTTACACCGGATCCCGGACCGGGACCGGGACCGGGACCAGGGCCGGGACCAACACCGGGCCGAAAAACAAGAGGACTGCTGCTGTTTTGGCAGCGCAATAACAAAATCAGAAAGGTGGAAAGAAAATGATCATCAATGGCAGAGATGAATATATCAGGAGAGTGACCGGCTATGTGGGGGACCGTAATACTGACGAGGATCTGTCCTTTATTGAGGATATGTCCGACACCTATGACTCGATATCAACCCAGGAAGCAGAGATCAGCAGACTTACGGCGGAAAACGAGGATCTGCGCCGCAAATACCGGGAACGGTTTTCCGCATCACTCGCACCGGAGGACCCGGGAGCGGAAACACACGAAGAAACAGTCGAAGTGGAGAAAAGAACATATGAAGATCTTTTCACCACGAACTAATAAAAGGAGGTAAAACACTATGCCTAACAGAGTAGCAGCAACGACGCTTAACGCGTCAACACTGGACATTATCAATACGATCCGGGCAAATGCATCTTATGAATATCAGTCCCTTGTTCCGGAGATCACGCAAGCCACAGAGATCCCACAGGTGGGTGAGGTCCTGTTCGGTTATCCCGCGCTCGCGAATCAGTTTATTAATGCACTGGTAAACCGGATCGCAGCAGTGCGCGTGAAAAGCGCGAACTTTAACAACCCATATGCCCCGCTGAAAAAGGGATTTCTGGAGTTTGGCGAAACTGTCGAGGAGGCGTTTGTATCAGTAGCAAAAGCACGGGAATTTTCCGTCGAAAAAGCACCGGCCCGTGAATTTAAGCGCACGCTCCCGGATGTTAAGTCTGCTTTCCATGCGATGAACTGGCGCGTCCAGTATCCTCTCACCGTGCAGCGTGAGGACCTGAAAAGAGCTTTCCTGTCCCTGGAAGGTGTCAATGATCTGATCGAAAAGATCACGCAGGCGCTTTATGTGGCAAACGAGTATGACGAATATCTTCTGTTCAAATATCTCCTGATTAAAGCAGTATCATCCGGAAAGATCACGCCGGTTGCAGTCGATCAGTCCGACATCAAAAACGCTGCAGTAGCTTTCCGTGGGACATCCAATATGCTTACCTTTATGTCCAGCTCATACAATGCTGCAGGCGTAACCACCACCACGCCGAAAGAGGATCAGTATATTTTCATGGACGCAATGTACAACGCGAACTATGATGTCAATATCCTGGCATCCGCGTTCAACATGGACAAAGCCGACTTTATGGGCCGTTTGGCGCTGATCGACCGATGGGATACGTTCGACAATGACCGTTTTTCCGCTATTATCGACGGATCCGACATGGTCGAGCCGGTAACCGCTGCGGAGCTGCAGCTGATGAGCGGCGTGATCGCGGTTCTTGCTGATAAGGAATGGTTCCAGGTTTACGACAATGAAGCGGAGTTTACCGAAACATACGTTGCATCCGGAATGTACTGGAATTACTTCTATAATGTCTGGAAAACCGTTTCCTGGTCCCCGTTTTCCAATGCGGTCGTTTTTGTATCCACTGCTGCGGCGCTGCCCGCATCCCTGACTTACACAATTGACAGTGTATCCACATCAGAGGACGGAACCGTGATCACACTTGTTGCAGATCCCGCAGCCCCGGCTCTTACTGGAGGCAATGTTAAATTTGTGCAGACGCAGGCGCTCACGCAGGCCGGCATTGCCGTGCAGCCGTATGGTATGATCACGATCCCGACCGCACAGGCATCAACCAATATCACCCTGGTAGCAACGGTCGACGGAACCACCTACACTGCAGGAGCTGCGATCACTGCAGCTTCCGACGTTGGGACAACGGTAACGCTTTCTAAATAAAAAGCGCTGCCTGACCATTCATATTATCCTTCCTTTCATTGGCACCTCTTACGGGGTGCCAATAATAAAAATAAAGAGGAGATCTTTTATGCAGAATAGAATTATATCGGTCGGAATTGTAGATGGATCGATCGTAGTAACATACCAGGACGGATCTACAGAGATCCTGGGACCGGTCGGTGATCTGGATCCGGAGGAGCTGCAGGAGGCCGTCCGGAAAAACTCCGGAGACATCGCCAGTGTGAAAAGAGATATCGCAGCACTGCAGCAGGCAGACACGGGTTATGCTGCAGACATCAGCGACTTGGAAAATGAGGTTGCTGATTTAAAGGGAGATTTAGAAGAGGTTACCGTTGACGGATACAACCTGCTGAAAGATGCGGAAAACGGCGTCGGAGCGTACTATGCAAGCGGTGGCACATTGACTTTCAATGCGTCATATGACAATTATCACTATGCGATTATGCCTGTTGAGCCTAACAGCAGATATTACGTTTCCTATAGCCCTCGATGGTGGGTATTGACAGATGACGATAATGCGGTGTTGTCGAGCGGAGCTGGTTTTTCCCCTGCGACTAAGCGGTTTATTGACACTGGCAATGCAACGAAATTCTACTATACGATCGACAGCGGTTCATGGAATAACGAGGCTAATTACGGTAGTAGATTTGCGCTGATCATAGCAAAAACAAATAATGGTTCAGGGACATTTGTTGGAGATAAAAAACCCAAAGCAATATCTGGTCTTACACAGCGGATGAGCAAAAACATGTATGCATTCGCCGTACCGAGGTCAAGAGTCATGCTTACTGTTGGAATTAATCAGAAATGGTTTTACAAGAATGCCTTGGCACTTGATTCAAACATTTGTACGATCAATGCAGGCATATATACCAATCCTGAACCTGATGGAGTTACATTCAACGTGTCAAGTCCAAATTCGAACGGAGCGTTTTATGCGCGCGCATACGATCAGAACTTGGCACTGGTAGAACAGCAGTCACAAATCACCCTTCTCGCAAAAACTGATAATGTAATGGATTGTTCTGCGCTCGTCATCGGTGATTCTACTGTTGCGCAGGATAAAATGACAGAATCAATGCTTAATGCCTTTGTAAACAGGAACAAAACCCTTACTCTGTTAGGCACTCAAGGGACAAGTCCTAATAACCATGAAGGAAGGTCTGGATGGTCTGCGAAACAATATTGCACACAGTCAGCAAACAATCCTTTCTACAATAATGGCTTTGACTTTTCGCACTATATGACAAATCAGGGATATTCAAGTGTTGATTTCGTGGTTGTTCAGCTTGGAATCAATGATCTGTTCAACGCATATGGCGATTTCGAGAACAGCGATACTGCTATAGATACGACATTAGTATATCTTTGTGATATTATCAACAGTATTCTTTCGTGGAATGCGTCACAGAAGATCATCATTAATCTTTTGACGCCGGTAAATCCTACATTTGTCGGATACCCGATGGTGCTGATTCGGAATATATTTGTTCGATATAACGCAAAAGCATTGCTTGAGTTGACAAAGTACAGCCTTGATAATGTCAGGGTTAGTAACTGTCATTTGATCCTTGATCCATATAATGATATTTCAGATACTGTTCACCCTAAAACTGCCGGCTATGAAAAGATGGGATTAGAGGTTGTTTCACAAATCAATTGTTGGCAAAATTCATAACATTTAAAGCACACTTTAAATCAGCAGGAAAGGAGGAAAATATTGTGGCCTATGTAGCGCCGTCGGGCCGCGTTGAGTATTTCGGGGATATCGGTTTATCCCCGAATTACGATAACGCTTTATATTTTGCATCCACAGCAGATAAGGACCAGGCATTCGACGGCTTGGTTCGCCTGGGATACGAGGATAACGTTTCATATGTCTATAAAGACCGTTCTGCATTCCGGTCCGCACTTCCGATCAGCACACTGATCAACTGCGGTTACATCCGTTTTCATAACCCAATGTTCGAAGATAAGTGGTTTTACGCGTTTGTAACATCGGTTGACTATATCAATAACGGCTGCACGGAGATTACATTTCAGGTTGACGAGCTGATGTCCTGGATGGGGTCCTTTTCCCTGGGGCAATGCCTTGTAGTCCGGGAGCATACCGAAACGGACAATTATTATGAGCATCTGATCGAGGAGGATCTTCCAACCGGAGACTATACGCTATGCGGGGAGAGCAAGCTGCAGCCCGACAACTGGGGGCCGGTCCTGATCCTGTCCGTGGCCCGAGTATCCCAAACGGTCGGAGCAGTAGGCCAGTATAAGGGAAATATCCTTTCCGGAGCAGTCTATGAAAAATATGACATATCTCCGACCGGACTGACGGATCTGCAAACCAGGATCGATGGATTGATTACAGACCAAAAAGAGGATGCAATGATTTCTGCACAGATCGTTTTCGGGGCAATGGCTCCGGAGGCAACCGAAACCGCAGCGGATCCTCTTCCGATCATAAAAAACTGGGTGGGACAATATCGCGGATATGAATATGCAGGAGCGTTTGGCGGCTATGTTCCGAAAAATAAAAAACTGTATAACTACCCCTACCGGCTGATGAGCGTAAGCAACGGAGAAGGAACGGAAATAGAATTTCGTTATGAGTTTTTCTCCGATCATAGACCTCATTTTTATATGTTTGGGATCGCCGCAGATAATCCGGAATTAGCTATTATACCCACACAGTACAAAGGATCTGGCATTGAATATGTCCCGGATGAAATGCTTGTAATGAGGCAGTGGCCCCAGGCATCCATTGCAGTCGATCAGTATAAAGCGTGGGTTGCTCAAATGACATCAGGCGGCGGCTGGGTGAGCGTTGTTGGATCCATTGCCTCCGCAGTGGGAGGTGCAGCGTTATCAGCCCTGACCGGAAATCCGTTGGCACTGGCAAGCACGGGCATGTCTCTTGTCGATAAGGCATCCAGTCTGTTAGCGGATCGTATGCACTATAAAGCTATGCCCGACGCAGTGCAGGGAACTGCCAACAGTAATATTTTAATGGGGATCAATAATAAGGATTTCCGGATTTATCACAGGACCATAACAGCAGATTATGCACGGGAGATTGACGATTATTTTTCTGCTTATGGATACCGGGTAAACGTGGTTAAAACGCCGTCACTGGATAACCGGCCTTACTGGACTTTTGTGCAGACATCCGGTGCGATCGTCCGGGGATCCCTGCCAGCATCGGCGGCCAGGACAATTGAAAACATCCTAAACCGGGGCTGCAGATTCTGGAAATCGATCGCCAACCTTGGCAATATGTCCCTCGATAATAGCCCCGCATAGGAGGTTATATAATGAAAAAACGATATGACAGCAATTACGCCGGGGCTGTGAGCATCTGGCAAACATACAACTATTATATGCAGCGTCTCAAGAGCATAGCGATTTCCTGCTTTGACTGGGACGGACTCCCGCCAGGAGTGAGGCAGCGTAACCTTGAAATAAGCCTGCTGCGTAAAGGGGCCTGTCTGTTTTACCGTGACGAGATCCTGCAGCAGTTCTTGACGCTGCGCTGCATTATGGGAGGGGAGCGTAACATCTACGATGAGCCGATCTATCGCACAGCATACGCAAATAATGGATACCAGTATCGGACGGATGACCTTGGCAGCGTGATCATCTGGGATAATTATCTGCACGAAGATATCTTTCCAACGCTGTCCATGTTTGCGAAGCGGCTGACCAATATTGAGATCACTAAGGATATAAACCTGCGATCACAAAAAACGCCGATCATGATCCTCTGCGATGAGCGCCAGCGCCTGACCATGGAAAACCTGTTTGAAAAGATCGACACTGCGGTTCCGGTGATATTCGGCACAAAGGATCTGGATCTTGAAGGTGTAAAGGCACTCAATCTTGAAGCGCCTTACCTACTGGATAAGCTCCAGGAGGAAAAGGTGAACGTATTGCACGAGGCTTTTTCATATCTTGGCGTTGGATCCCTGGAGATCATAAAACGTGAGCGATATATTCAGCAGGAAATGCAGGCCAGTCAGGAAAGCAATATTGCGCAGCGGGCATCCAGACTAAAAGCACGGGAGGAGGCAGCGGGCCTGATCAATGATATGTTCGGACTCAGTATCAGCGTCAAGTATTCGCCCGTATCAGATCAGATTGCGGATAACATGCTTTTAATGGAAAGCAAAGAGCAAATCCTGGGCGCTGCAGGCATGGAACCGGGAGAGGAGGTTGAAACGTGAGTACATACACAACGCAGCTTAGATATGTATGTGAAGAGTATGCAGGCCGAACAAGCAGCGGATCCTACGCGGAAACGGCTGCTATTATATCCGCAGCGCGTCCGAAAATCTTTGATTTCCCCTATCCGCTGCACGATCCTGCATATAAGCCCGCACTGGAAACCAAGATCATAAACCACTTTTATTTCCGGGAGATCGGCGCGGAAACGGTAGGGCAGTTCAAATTCATGCTGTCACGCACTCTCAATGAGATTATGCCCTACTACAACCAACTGTACAAAACCGCTGATATGGAATTTAATCCTTTTTATGACGTAGATTATTATAAGGATCATAAAGGGAAAGAAAACCGATCACATGATACAGAAGGGAGTGAAACCACCGAAAGCACCGAAAGCAGGACCGGAAGCGAAACTGCTGCAGCAACCGGAGGCACTACGTCAACTTCAAACACCACCACAAACCGTGAACGCACGGATACTGGAACGGAAACACTGCAGCATAATACCACGGACACAACGACATATAACAGCACCGACACCAGGACGTTAAACACTGTCAATGAGACAGAATTAGATACCACCGACACAAAGACACTTAACACCACAGAAACAACGACACTCAATAATAAAGAGACGGTAAGAGAATCAGACACCCCGCAGGGAGCTCTTACCAATATTGAAAATAATACATATCTATCAAACGCCAAAATCACCGACCGAACCGGCAGCGATATTTTAGCCAGGACCGGGACAGAAACTCTTGACAGAGGAGGAACTGAAACCGTCACAGCAACCGGAACTGACACAACAGCCAAAACGGGAACCGACACTGTCAAGAAAACAGGAACCGACACAACAAATACTAATCTTTCCGTAACGGAAGAGGATACCGAAGAAACAGAAGGAAGTACAACCGAAAACCGTCAAGAGCAGAAGCAGAGCGAAAGCGGAGCGACTATTTCAGGCAGTGTTGACCGGTCCGGGCGTGAAAACATCCTCGGCACTGATGAGTACATCGACCATGTTTACGGTAAAACGGGCGCTGCAAGCTATACGCAGCTGATGACAGAGTACCGCGAAAGCCTGATCAACATTGATTTAATGGTTATCCACGACTTGGAAATCTGCTTTATGCAGCTTTATTAAGGAGGTAACAATGAAAAGACATTTCCATTTCCGCGTACAAAAGGTTTTACCGCTCGTATATGATGACAGTTTGTCATATTACGAAGTTCTCTGCAAACTGCAGCAGGAAATCATTGATCTGGGAGAGGACATCGAAACGGGGCTGATCGACTATATCAAAGAGGTTCTCCCCGATCTGGTATCAGAGGCAACCTACGACGACGAAACCGGAACGCTGTCCTTCACGCTTAAGGATGATGAAAGCCCGGAAGAGATCAGCGATGATCCGATCAAACGCATCAGCGTAGACGGGATTTCACGCCCCGTGATGGATGAGATCGCTCGTGCTTGGTTTAATTCCTCATGGTTATATAATAAAAAGATCTGCATGTACGGCGATTCTACTTTGGTTGTTCCGGAAACATACGCAACTAAGATACAGGACAGTGGCATATGCTCGGACGTTACAATCCGGGGCATCAGCGGACAGACACTTACTACGCAGGGCTGGCCCGCCATTCGGGACGCGACCGACCTGGCATCATTTGACTATATCTTTGTATGCTATGGTATCAACGACTTTGCTTCTATAGCGAAATATCAGTGGGTAGAGGCTGTGGAGCAGACCGCACGCAGGATTCTCAACGCGGGAGCGCAGCCGGTGTTTGTATTCCCCTGGAAAGTATATATCAATACATTCGATTCCAACGGGTTTATCAATGACCACGGGTGCGATATGCCTGCGTTTGTAGACAGTGCAATTGATATCTGTGAGCAGCTTAATGTCAAATACTTCAACCTGTGCTCAATCTCCGGTGTAAACGAGCATAATTATCAGCAGATGCTCACCCGCAGCGCCAACGGATATTATCTGCACGAATCGGATGCGCTCGGCGAGTTTGTTGCATCCGCGATCCTTAACGGGAGCTATAACACGGGCAAGTGTTACGCAGGCAGATTTGCAGAACCGTTTAAGCTGATCCTGCCTTCTAACTGGGGCTATATGTCCTATACCGATACGCAGAGTCTTATCACATCAAGCCCGCTGCCATTCCGTCGCGGAAAGGCTATGACCGTCGGATCTTCAAGGCTGTGCGAGTCTGTCCCGATCGGATGCGGAGAGTTTGTCCGGGTAAGAGGTTACGCGATCCACCCCATCGATAGTGGATATATTGATCTTTCATATATTGATCTGTATAACGTCAGCGCAGGAGCGCAGCATATCTGCAAAATCCGCAGCGGGTCTGACTTTGATCTTACATTCAAGCCATCATACCAGGGCAACGCATTCAAGCTGTGCATGCAGGCATCAGGTGGGCAGAATGCCGTTATTATGGACCTGTCCGTTACAGGCAGCGACGGGTCAGCGCGGTTAACGTCCAATACTCCCTCGGAGCCGTCGCTGCGGGCAACGTTTAACAGCGACCTTGTAGATCTTCTCACTGGAGGATATATCGACACAAGCGGACAGGATTATGTTAAGATGCTCCCGTTCTCCCTCCGCATGAAAACGGCCCTGGAACCTGAGCAGACACTCACAATTGGGAACATCGGGTTCTATCCGCAGCACCCCATTTATGGCACTGCTCTTAACGGTGTACGAGATCTTGTATACCGGATCACCCAGACGGGAGATATCCAGCTTTACGCTCCCCCGCTCGGCATCGGTACGGGTACATATGTATTCTGTACCGGAACTGATATAACCCCAACGCAGTTCCTTTACTGATCATATCGACCGGACTCGATATATTGCATATTGAGTCCGGTTATCACATAAAATTTATGTGCATTAAATGACTCATAGTGATTGTGCATCTTTATGTAACATATCTACGCAACATTTCCTGCCTTGTGCATTCATACAAAATTTCACTTGTTTTGGCGCTTGTTATTGTGCGAGATTAACAGTGCGTGCATAGTGCAACACTCAAAAGAATACAAAAATTCAATCGAAAATGATG